TGTAGTATTTAATTTTACTATAATACCATCTATATCTCTTGTTTGTGCTTCGGCAACAGTGTAGTCATATTGCTGTGATGGTCGTGTTAATACTTGTACTATCTTAGCCATTATCTACGTCCATCTGGTTGTGTGTCTAATCTAAAAGTTCCTAGCTTCCAACTTTGAGAGGCACCTGTGTTTGCTATTTTTAAAGATATAGATCTTGCTCTTGCACGTGTATCTATTTTTTGTGTAGAAGATGTAACCGTAAAAGGTCCAAGAGATGAGCTAGCTTTTGTATCATTTGGAAAATTTCTTGTTTCTAATGTAATTTGTGTGTTACCAGTTTGTGATATGAAGTCAGGTATAAACCTTCTTATCTTCATTAAAAATTCTCCATCACCTCTAAACGTTGCAACACCAGTTTGTTGTCCTTGGGCTGATCTTGCTTGTGTAATATCAAAATCTCCTGATGATATGTTTGATGTTATGGCTGTAATTGTACCATTTTTATTTTGATCTGTTCCTGTTTCATGTTCATAGTATGCTGTTCTACCCTCTGTATTTCCAACCACATCAAAAGATGTATCTGTTGATGCATCATATTCTAAAGCGTGTGGTTTAGTAAATACTGCAGAATCTTGCCACATAGTTCTAGACAAACTACCTACAGTCCAAACAGGTCTTTGTGGTGAAGAATCAAAATAGTTATACGAAACCATTCTGTTTACTACTGAAGAAGTAGACTCTGGATAAAACCACATAACCTCACCAAACAAATTATTTAATCCAGCAGATATCATTTGGTTACCAGATTCCATGTTTATATTATCATAAACAAAATCCTCTACTAAACATGGTAGTGATTCTAATTTACCAGCATATCTAAAGAAACCATTTTCTGACATCCAATATGCAGCACCATCAACTTCTACACATGCATTTTGTCCTGCAAGTCCACAGTTAGTTCCAACTTGTGAAAAGGCAAATGTGAATGGTTGACCAACAAAACGTTGTGTAAACAAAGCTGTATCAGTCCAAACATACAATGCATCTCTACCTCTAATAGCTCCTCTAATCTGTGATCCGTCAGCCAATCTTTGTGTGCCAGCTGTATTAGTTGCTGTAGGTGTATAAGTATTAATATCCTCTTGATCTGAAAATCTAATAAACATATCGTCTTGAGTTGCTTTATTTCCAATAGTTGTTTCTGTTCCATAAAATACTAAGTGACGATCCGGTGTTGATACAACCATGTGTCTTGATGCAGTTGGTGCACCTGATATAATTGTGCATCTTGTTTCTGTTGCGTTTGATAAACTAGAATCCCATTCAAATACCTCAGCATCGTGAATTAAACAAATTGCCTTGTCTCCAAAATTATCTATTGACCACATACCCGGTTCTAATACTAAGTCACCTGATGCTGCTTCACCCCAAGCAACAAAGTCTGTGGTGTTAGTTACAGTTGCGCCATCACTATGTGCAGCTCTTGTTGTTCCTCTAACAGCTCTTGTAATACCTGTTAATGTAGTTCCACCTGTGACTCCCGTATAAGATATTTCCTCTGTTCCTACTTTTATAAAATTAGTTCCTGTGCTAGGAAATTGTGTTGCATCAGCTAAAACAATAGAAGTTCCAGAACCACCTGTTCCTGCTGCATCATTTAATAGTGCTCCATTTAAAGTTGTGGTTACAGCAGATGATGCTTCTCCACCCCAAGATCCAAGTCCCCATCCAAATCCTTTTTCTTGAACAGCAGATCCAACAGGAAAATAATGTCTAACTCTAATACCACCCGATGTAGTTGCACCAGATCCAGTTTCGTTTGATGGCATTGTAATAGTTATTGTTTCTGTTGTAGGCACAGAAGTTACCATAAATTTTTTATCATCAAAATCTGATGCACCAAAATTAGATCCCGTGATTGTAGTAAAATTATCTAGTAAAATAATATCTTGAGGATTTATACCATGACCAGATGAGAAAGTTATTGTAACAGTTGGTGATCCGTTAGTCGTGGTAAACGCACTAGTGAGAGTTGTTGTAGTTTTAATAGGATGTATGTCATAAAACACACCTCCAGAAAAAGCATATAAAATTCTGTTTGTGCCAATAATCGCGTATCTTCTACCTAAACTATTAACAAAATGATGAAGTCCACGTCCAGCTCCAGTAAGTTCATTTTCATTAACGTTACCTAATTGATTCCAACCACCTATTTTTTCTGGTGATCCATATCTAAATCTAACATTATCACAGTCTACCCACTGTCCTTCTGCTCCAGTTTCTGAGACTTGTTTATTTATACCTGGCTGAAAACCTATTTTTTGTAGCATATAACCTCATCATATATTAAAAGGCTCAGCTTACAACCTTTATGTACTTACCCAATTTGATCCATTCCATTCATAAATTGTTCTTGGATCTGCAGTATCTGTTGGTTTAGTCGCTTTCCAACCTTTAGTGTTGTCTGCTTGATAAGCATCTTCATCCCAATATCTTGTGTAAAAATGAGTTTCAGAATCTTCAGTGTAAGTAATAGGTCCAGGATCAGCTATTGGGGGTTGCCAATCACCACTTGAATCTAAAGTCCAAGAAGCATCGGGTTGATCTAAAATAAACATGTCTAAAGTCTCATGGTATCTTTTACCTATAGATGCGTGTTGTTTTCTAAAATTACTGTTATACGAACATTGTTTCCATGTGCCGCCACCAAAGAAATTTTGACACCATGTTTCTCCGTCAACATGCATGTCATTATCTTCTAATGTTCCCCCATTTGCTGGAATGTCGTTTCCAACAACTACAACTCTTTTTACAATCCAATGTAAATCATTCGTTAAACCAGTGGGATCTGTTTTTTGTTCTATTTCTGCAAAGTGGGCCATATTTCTCCTAAAAGTATATCAATAATTCTCTTTAAACGATTTGTCAATATTTATGTTTACTATGCATCTAAGGCTTTTTTGAGGTTGAAAAGCAGTGTGTAAAATAGATCCGTCAAAAATAACGGCGGTTCCTTGTTTGGGAGTAACTTTTTTAATTATTTTTTTATCCTTATTAAAAAATATAGTTTCGCCATCTGAACTTACAACATAATATAAAACAACAGTATGAGTATCTTTTGAATCAACATGTGGAGTATCATAACTTTTTTTATTAGACGGAAACTGTAAGTAAGAAACGGCCTTTAATATTTTAATTTGTTCTCTTTTAAAGTAAGTTGTGATTGGAAGTATGTCCTTAAAAAAACTAGAGTTTATTCCTCTATGGTCTACAAAACAATGTGATAAAGCAGGTCTTTTTTGTTTAGCATATTGTCCTCTTACCCCTGTAACATCCTTAATGTAGTACCAGGGAAATTGTACCGATTCTAACATAAGATCTTTTATTTTTTCTTGATCTGTTTTGTTTAATATATTTTTTACTACCTTAATCATTTAAGTATCTAAAAGTAAATTACCTGAAATAGAAATTCTATATTTATCACTACTATAAAAAGGATAAACTTGATGAGAAAGAGCAGATGGGAAAAATAACATTTTTCCACTATCTTGTTTATTTAATTTTATGTTTGCGTGTCTAGCGTTGCCTAGTATGTCAGAGTATTGGAATTTAAATGTAGAGGCAAACTCTCCTTCATTGTTATATGGTATTTCTATCCAAATAGTATAACTAAAAATACCATCGTGAGTATGAGAGGGAACAAACTCATGTTTACTTTGATAATTTACCCAAGGCTTCCCCATCACTAATGGAACTTCGTTTGTTAAAGTTTTTGTTATGGATGGATCTAAAGTAAATGAATCTCTATAAACACGTATTAATTTTTGTAAAACAACATTTAAATCTTCTAAATTTTTTTTATTTTCTACATACACATGTTTTGGCACACCTTTGCTTGTTAAACCAGAAATCATTTTTTTATTTTTTTTCAATCCATTTTTACATTCTTTTTTTAATGAATTAAAAAGATTAGAAGGAAGTTCTAACATTAAATAACCCATATTAAAAAAATTCATAGGAGTAATCATTTATCTTCTCCACCACAATATTATAGTGTAACGTTCTTTTTTTTTAATTTTTTTTACACCGTGATAAACTTCACTTCCATCAAATAAAGTTATCATACCTTTTTTAGGTTTGATCGTTATGTTTTTTGTAAAAAATTCACCACCTAAAAAATCATCATTTAAATATACAAGACTATTTAATTGTGTGTTTTCTCTACCATCATCCCAATCACATTTTTCTCCGTGCAAATGTAAATCACTCCAAGACCCAACTGGCCAAGTTTGAATTTGAACTTGTTGTATTTTTAAATCGTAATTAAATTTTTTAAAAAAGTTTATTGCTTTAAGAACAATGGGATCATCTAAGTTTAGATCAACCAATCTTTCTTCCCATGGCATACCAGTATTTTTTTTAGCCTTACTTATATAAAACTCTCTATCTTTTTTATTTAAAAATTTATCTTCAACTATCATAATAATTAAAATTTAATACAACTCTTATTTTTTCATCTGTGCAACTAACACCTCTGTGTTCTAAATTAGAATCAAAAATAATTAGTTTGTTTTCTTTTGATTTAACGATTTTATTATTTTTAAATTCAGTATAACCATTGTTTGAATTAACATAAAAAATGGCTGTTTTTGCATTTTCATAATCAATGTGAAAAGCATGCTTTTCGTGCTTTGTTGTTTTAGTTAATAGATTAGCTTTAATTCTTATAATTGATTTAATGTTTAATTTTTTTTCAAAATACTTCATTAAGTCAAAATAAATTTTTGAAGACGCTTTATTGTCTTCAAATATTGAATGACAAAATTGAAAATAACTATCTTTTTTATCAACCACTCCATCTTGATAATACCAATTAAATTGATTGCCTAAAAAAATATTTTGTAAGTTTAACAACTGTTCTTTATTTAAAAAATTATTTTTAATAATCATTTTATTTTTTAAAACTTAAATTAAAAGAAAAAGATATTCTTTCTTCGTTCGTTTCGTTAGGTTCTACATAGTGTCTTAAAAAACTTGGAAATAAAATTAACATAGACTCTTCAACATTAAAAACCCATTCGGGCGACGTATATATACCATTTGTTTTAAATGCCTCATTAGGCCAAAAAGATCTTAACCACCAGGCAGGATTTTCAAAAACTATTCTCCCACTTTTTTTTGGAACTTTAAAATACAAAACTCCAGATAGAAATGAATGTGGGTGGTCATGAAGTCTATTAAAATCTTTTTTTAAATTTACATTAACCCAGGAGTTTGCATAAATAAGTTCGCCTTTAAAATTTATTTTTTTACAGTACTCTGAAACAGGGGCATTTATTTTATCAAATAAAAATTTAACTTTTTTAAAATTTAAAACCTTAGATTGATATCCTCCGTTATTACTTAATTTAACTCCTATCTTGTCTTTTTTTATTTCTTTCTTTGTTAAAAGAATTGATTTTTTTAAATCAACATTTATTTTATTTTTATAAATGAGTATTGGAAAACAATCTATGAACATTTATTTTACAGCTTTAAACCAAGCCGGCAGACCGAGTAAAGGTCTTGTATCTAAGTAGTTTTTCTTAGCTGCTTTTGATCCTTTCTTATTATAGTGTAAAAAAACCTGCACACAATCTTTACCTGTAAATTCTTCTCTCCAATGTTCTAAATCACAACCAGAATAAATTAACAAGTCTCCTGGTTTTAAATCTACCTTAATACCAGCTTGACCTGTTTTACCCGTTGGATCTAAATATATCGGCCACGGGTCTCCACCTAAATTTAAAGTTGTAGATATCTCGCATGAATATCTATCTTTATGTCTAGCAAGTACGTCACCCTTTTTGTATATTCTAGCATATGAATATGTTTCTAATAGTTTTAGTCCTGTATGTTTTTCCATTAAAGGTTTTACTTCTTGAAGTAAAGTTTCCATGGCTATGTCTGAATAGTGAGAATAAGTGTTAGGCACTTGGTTATCAGTCCACACTCCAAAATATTCTGTAAAAGGTGATATAAATTTTTTTTCAAAAAGATACCGTGCTACGTTTCTTTTGTTTAAAAAATACTTACAAACAAAAGAAGCTACTTCTTTTGAAATAACATTTTTTAAAACTGTGTATTTATTTTTTTTAAATGACATTTATTTTCCTCCTAATTGTAAACTAGTTAATTCCTCTGCAGTTCCAATGTTTCCTTTTACAAAAGTATTAAACGATAAACTTATTCTAGTCTTATCAAATTCGTTTCTAGAAACACTGTGTTCTAAGGTAGATGGAAACAAAAATAATTTACCTGTTTCAACACCTAACCAATAAGTCTGCGCATTGTGCACTGTATATTCTTTACATTTAAATGTAAGAGGGAATATTGACTTATCCATGTGAAAGTTTATGGGAGCATCTCCTTGAATATATAAAACACCACTAATAATACTATTAGGGTGGTGATGTTTGTGATGAAACTCTGTTTTATCATTATAATTTATCCAAGATTGAGTGATATATAACTCTACGTCGTCTACAAATTTCATGTGTTCATGAGTATAAATATTAATTCTTTCGAGTATAAATTTTTTTAATTTTTTAAAAATTTTATCATTTAATATGTCAGTTGACACAGACCTAGCATTACCACCTTGTCCTTTATTTTTTTGTGTTTTTAATTTTTTTATAAAACTCATTTCTTTTTTAGAGAAGTCGTAATTATCTTTACAAACCATTACAGACAGTGGAAACAAATTATAGATTTCGTTTATCATTTATACATCGGCCCTAAATTCCATATAACTAAACTATACCTTGAACCTTTTTTAACAGGACAAACTCTGTGCCAAACAAAAGAAGGAAAAACCACAACAGATCCTTTTGGTAAAATCTCCTTGCATTTTTTAATGTTTGAAATTTTCTTATCTCCGTTTCTAAAATCAAATTCTAGTTCTCCACCTGAATAATCTTTTGGATCTGATAAAGATACGGTAACAGATAGTTTTCTAATCTTGTTGTGATCGGGTTGTCCAGGTTTATTATAGGGTAAAGGCCAAGCATCACTGTGCCAATCATAAAATTGTCCTTTTTTATATTTTGTAAATTGACAAGGTTCAGAGTAATCCCAATCAAAATTCCAACCAGCGTTTGCATTTGCGCTATGTACAAAAGGTTGAATTTCTTTATATATCCAACGATCGTTCATCCAAACTATATTAGAGTTTCTTTTCTTTTTTAAATCATTAATTTGTTTTTTAGAAAATTCTTTTACATTACCAAAGTCTCCAGTAACCGCCATTTTTTCTTTTAGTTGATTTCCGTACTTTATAATGTCATCACATATTCTGTGAGGGATAACAGATTCAAAATACCAATAATAATTATCTAAATTCATATGTCTTTATGAACTCCTTTTACCATGTTTAAGTTGTTGGTCAATCTTAAAATTCATATTAATAACCACCCTAATTTGATTTTTAATTGGGTACCCTGCAGAGTGTTTTAAATCACCCTTAAAAAATAACAGTCTACCTTTTTTAGGTTGTATTTTTGTTAAAATTTTTTTGTTTTTAAAAATAGTCGTGTCACCATCAGAATTATTTACATAGTATATTCCAACAATGTGTTTATTTTTAGTGTCTATATGAGGGGTGCTAATATTTTTATTATCAACATTTACATTAGAGGTTTGTAAATTGCTTTTTGCTCTAAGTATTTCTAAACTGTTTAAATTTAAACTTTCTAATATCTGTTGAATTAATTGATCTACAATTTTTGAATGTGTGGATACAGATGAAGTTTTATGCGAATTCTCTCTATAAAACTCATGAACAAATTTTACATATTCTAAAACATTTTTTTGTGTTGATGTAGTTTTTTTGGTCGAATAAAAATTATTTAAATCATCACTTCTAGAATTTATTAAGTACCAAGGAAAATATGGATCTAATAAAGTATTAGATATTGTATTTTGATAATTTTTTAAAATTAAATTATCGTAAACAACAAAATCTTTCTTCTGTAATTCTTTAAATAACATTGACTAGTTAATAGTCAATGTACCAGAAACTGTAAAAGTTGCAACAACATCGTTATTAGGTCCTACACCAGTTGCTACTGTGTTTGTACCAGGAGCTGCAACTAACGCAGCATCGACAGGAACTCTTACGATAACAATTCCAGATCCACCTACTCCTCCAGGTTGACCTGCATCATTACCGCCGCCTCCGCCGCCGCCTTGGTTAGTTCCTCCAGCTGCTCCGCCAGGGCCAGGTCCTCCTCGACCACCATTTCCGCCTCCGCCAGATCCACCAGAAGGTGGACTTGGGTGTCCTGTTCCACCTCCGCCACCACCACTTCGTGTGACCGATGAACCAGTTATTGAAGATGAAACTCCGTTACCACCAGGTCCTGCATCAGGACTAGGTGCTTGACCAGTTGATCCTGCTTGTCCAGCTCCTCCACCACCAGATCCCCTGTTGTGCATAGCACCACCAGGTTGACCTTCAGGAGGAGAAAAACTTCCAGCATTACCAGATGCTGTTCCTCCTGGAACTCCAGGGTGTGGGAACGCAGAAATAGAATGACCACCACCAGAACCTCCAGGTGATCCAGCAGCGTTTCCTGTTGCAGCAGGAGAAAGAGGGGTTGGTGCACTTCCACCTCCAGCACCACCACCTGATCCAGTGATCATGCTAGAACCTTCTACTCCGCCAGGATTAAATACAGAATCGGCTCCTTGAGCGTTTTGTCCGCCACCGCCGCCAATTGTTATGTTATAAGTTCCTGGAGAGACTTCTATAGCTCCGCCAGGTTGTGCTAATGGACTGTCAAAAGAAATTCTAAAGCCGCCGCCTCCGCCGCCTCCCCCTTGGGAGTTTCCGCCTCCACCTCCACCACCAACTACTTGGTAGTGCATGAAAACAGGTGCAGCTCCACCTCCTGCTCCAAAGCCTAAGACATTGTATCCAAACATTGTCTTACCTTTGACAGAGGTTTTATTTTTACTTCCCTTACCTTTTACGGTTAAATTTTCTCCAGGTATTTTTCTCATATTCTAAACCTCTTATGCGTCGTTAGCAGCATCTGTAGTAAAGAATATTTTAACTCCAAGTACTCTTGCATCAGCAGTAAAAGTATCTCCACCGGCATTTGCGTCTCTAAATAATTGAAAATAAGTCAGTTCACCTGCTGCAGGCGATCCAGCTACTGTCACTGCACCACTTTCAGAACTTATTTGTTGATCTTCAACAGTGCCTATTCCAGCGTCTGTAACATTTACTGCAGTTCCATATGCAACATCAATAGTGTCATTGTCTGCACATGCAACAGCTTGTAATCCAAAAATACAATCACCTGTGTTTGTAGAACCTGGTGTCCAGTATACTTGGTAAGTTAATGTTCCTTCATTCCATGATTTAGGCATGGCTATTGAAAACTGTGCGAATTCATCTGTGTCTTTGTCAAAATCTAAAACTTTC